ATTACTTTAGTAACATTGGAAGTACCGAAGAATACATGCGTGATGAGAAACTGAAGAATGTGGCTGATATGCCATCTTCTTTATTTCCAATTGAAGATGATTTGTTCTCTGATTTCTCTATGCACCCAAATGGCATGGATATTCAAGTATGTGAAATACCAAATGAAACTTGGGAGCCTTTACTTGCCATTACCAGTTCCCACATTAACAAATCTCCAGTTGGTAAGAATATACAATTGGCAGTCAAGGAAAGAAACTCAGGAAAGATTCTAGGATTCATTCGTTTAGGTTCACCAGTCATCTATATGAAACCTCGTAACGACTACCTAGGACAAGTTTGGATTCAAAATGAAGATACTGCCAAGCGGTTCAATACAGCTTGTGTTATGGGTTTCGTAATTGTACCATCTCAACCATTTGGTTTTAATTACTTGGGTGGCAAGTTATTGTCTGCCATTTGCACCAGTCATACTGTAAGAGAAATCTGTAATAAAAAATATGATATGAATATCTGCTTGTTTGAAACTACCAGTTTATATGGTAGTACCAAATCAGTATCCCAATATGATGGTATGAAACCTTACATTCGTTTTAAAGGTTTAACAGAATCAGATATCGTACCGATGATGCACGGCCAAAGATATACAGATTTGAAAAACTATGTGGAGAATATTACTGGAGATTTGTTGGGTGGAGATACTTCAACAACAAGTAGAAAACTCAGAACATTTACTAAGATTATTGCTCTCACCAAAGCTGCTCTAAAAGGAACACCTGAAGGAGATGATTTCAACCTAACGATTGAAAATGCCAAAAAGTTGACAGAAAAGAAACGATATTATATTTCTGATTATGGTTTTAAAAATACTGTTGATTACATGAACTGTAAGACTGATAAACTTTTGCCTGGTGAAAATTATAGCAAACATGAATTGAGTAGTGTTATTGCGTGGTGGCGGACCAAAGCTATAAATAGATACGAAACCCTTAAATCTGAGGGTAGATTGAGAACAGAATTAGAAATCTGGACTTCAGGTAAAGACATTCAAATTATTAGGTGAAAGATGGCAGATAAAACTAAACGTCAAGAAGATGGATCCCGCTGGATTTTTCTGCGTGCATTAAAAGATAATGTGGACTATGAGAAATTAACTCCAACAAATCAATTTGTTGATAAAAAATCTCAAGCAATAATTTTAAATAGGTACAAAAATCCTAAAAAGCCAAATCAAAAACTTGATCCAGCCTATAATATTCTTTTGGATAAAAAAGTAGATGAATTAGTAGAAGTCTTTGGAGGTAGTTTAGATAAAGAATGGTTAATAACATATTACTATCAAACTAAAGCTCTGTTATCAAAATATTCTAAAGCTAATTTTAAACAATTAGAAATTGATAGGGATTCTCCTGGTGGTTTTATGGAGTTTATTAGTAATTTAATTGTACCATTGGGTATACCAAAAGGTGGTAAAGATACTTGGGATCCAGCTGATATTTGGATTGAAGATAAATTTAAAGAACCAAAAGATCCAAAAAAAGTATTAAAAAACCTTACACAATTTGGAAAAAATGAAAAAGCTGATGATAGAAAATTACAGATTTTAAAATTGCAACAACTAAATGCAAAGTTGAGAGATTTCTATAGAAAAGAAAAAATTATAGGAGTTTCACTAAAGAAAGCCGGCAAAAATGCAGAATATGTTGATGTCAATGTTGGTATAAATGAAAAGGAAATTTCTAAAGAGTTTGATAGAATAGAAAGTTTGAGTTGTGAAGTTGTTGGTGTTAAATGTGCTTTAAACCTATTACCTATGAAAGAAGTTTATGGTAAAGATTTTCAAACAAAATCTGATAAAATGAAAAAACTTTTTAGAGCAAAGAAAAATGAAATTTATGCAGACAATTATCCAGGAAATCCTTATTGCTTTGCGACACAAGAAACATCTATAGAAATAATAGACCGACAAACCGACACCACATATATGTTAACAGTTAAAGCAACACAAACAAGTGAATATAGTAATTTAAAATATGAACCTACAGAAAAAGGAAAAGGTTCTGCCAAATTAGGTAAAGCGCCAGTTGAAATGGTCGCAAAGATTATATCAAAATATAATTTAACATTTGTTAATAACAACCGAGATTATCCAATGATATATGATGAAGATAAAATTACTCAAAAATTAACTGACGTAAAATCTAATAAACATGGATTACCATCATCGAAAATTTCTTTTGGTATATCAACTGATGCTGAATTTAAAAAAAATCTAGAAGCTTGTTATGCATCTGATCCTGTAACAGCACAATCAAAACTTATGCAAATGGATTTTTTAAAATCTATTTTATCATTAAGTGAAAAAGATTTGAGTAAACTTATTACTGACGTTGTATATGTTGCTAAAAAAGAAGGACGTGCTTTTGGTCCATTTGGTAAAATTTATTGAGGTGATATATGGGACTGGTAGATTTTGACCGGGTAATGAAAGAATATGCCAATGTCGAAGATGACTTTGGTTTTTCTGCTGTATCCGAAGAAGAATATAATGCTGTCGTTAATAAGACAGCCGAAACAGCAGACGATTATAAAACTCGTTTGGCTGAAGTGGAAAAAATGATTATTCCTTTTCTTCAAAAGTTACATTCGACTGGAGAAAAAGAATACATATATTGGCCAAATCGTAAACCAATTATAGAGAAACAAATAGAAAGAATTCTAAAACTAACACGAGATTAAATTATGTCTGCTACTGTGATTATACCAACCACTGGATCACCAGAGGTAAAAACTGCCGTTGAATCTGTTTTAAACCAAAGCCATCCTACAGAATGTTATGTTGTCATTGATGGCGATGAACACATGGATAAAACATTAGAAGCATTGGGTTCAGCTGTTGATGATGTACGAGTTCATATTTGTTCTTTACCAATCAATGTCGGTGCCAATGGATTTTACGGACACCGTGTCTATGCAGCATTTACACACTTAATTAATACAGAATATGTTGCATATCTTGACCAAGACAATTGGTTATATCGTTCTCATGTTGAACAATGTATTAAAACAATTAACACAAGAAGTTTGGATTGGTGTTATTCTTTACGCCAAATATATAATAAAGAAGGCAAGTTTGTTTGTTTTGATGATTGTGAATCATTAGGTAGATGGCCAACGTATCATGGAGTTCATCACATAGATACTAATTGTTACTTTATTAAAACACAAGTAGCTAATAAAATAGCAAGCGCTTGGCACGGAGGTTGGGGTCAAGATAGAGTATTTTTACAAACAATCACACAATATTTTCCTAAATTTGATTGTACAAGTGAATATACAACGTGTTACAGAGTAGATGGTGGTAAAGGTTCTGTCAGCGCAGAATTTTTTGAAAATGGTAATAGAGTAATGAATCAAAAATATAATGGAGAATACCCGTGGCGGAAAAAAACTTAATTATTGGTGGTTTTACAAATTACGGAATCAGTCAACTTAAGCCTTGGGTGTTGTCAGCAAAAGAAGTTGCTGGTAATAATGATGTTGTTTTAGTTTATGGTAATGCAACAGACGAGACCTTAGATTGGTTGGTGGAACAAAATGTTGTTATCGTTCCTATGTTACAAGTTCAAGACGTACCAATTCATGTGTTACGTTTCTTATCAATTTATGAATACTTGGATAAACATTGGCAACACTATGAGTACGTTGTTACCACAGATGTTAAAGATGTTTATTTTCAAGCAGATCCATTTAAATTTCTTGTTGACCGTAAACTTGTTATTGCTTCAGAAGGTTTAAAATATAAAGATGAACCTTGGGGTAATGAAAATTTATATCAAGCTTATGGTCCTTATGTTTATGAAAAATTTAAAGATAATGAAATCTTTAACGTTGGAACATTCGGTGGTAAATCAGAGTATGTAAAAGATATGGTGTTTCATATCTTCACCAACGGCATCAACCGACCAATTCCCATCTGTGATCAAGCCGTGTTCAATGTATTGTTGAATACTCAACCATTTAAAGATATTACAACAAAAACAATTCAATGGGCGGCTGAGTTAGGTACCATTATGGATCCATCTAAGATTAATGCGTTTAGGCCAAATTTACTTTTTGCTGAACCAGTATTTGAAGGTGGTCTATTAAAAGATGTGAATGACCATGTTTTTCCCATCGTTCACCAATACGACCGAGTACCACAATTAAAGCAATTTGTTCAAGAAAAATATGAACAAGAAGATGAATCACAATACTTTACTTATAGGGTGTAAAAATGGATTTTGAAAAAATATATCAAGAAGCTGTATCAGATCAGACCGGAGATATGTATATACATTTACCAATAATTTCAAAACTTGTTGAAGATTGCAAGCATGTTACCGAACTTGGTTTAGGTCGAGCGGAAAGTATTAAAGCTTTTTTACGACACAATGTTGAAATTCATACTTATGAAATTGATCCGTTACCTGAATCCGTTGAATTTATTGAACAATCCAAAAAAGCAGGAAAAAATATTACACTACACATAGGTGATACTAGAGTAGTTGAAATTGAAGAAACTGATTTGCTATTCATCGACACTTATCATTCCTATGATCAGGTAAAAAAAGAATTAGAACTACATGCGAGAAAAGTTAGAAAATATATTATGTTTCATGATACCACACTATACGGAATTGTTGGCCAAGATTATGCACCTGAATCAGACTATTATCAAATTGGAATCTGGCCAGCCATTCAAGAATTTTTAGATACTCATGTGGAATGGCAAATTATACACCATGTTGATGAAAATAATGGTTTTACTGTATTACAAAAGAAACCAGAATTTAATGTAAAAATTGTAGCACACAATTTAGACGTTAGTAAAAAAGTTATGAATCCATTGACAGGTGAAATTAAAAATGACTATTAAACTAATTGACATTGTACATCAATATAATCTTCGAAATGATACAAATTATGATTTTGGTACTGACAAAGAATATAATCACAAGTACATAAGTAATTTCTATGAACAAGAATTTCAAAAATATAAAAATAAACACATTCGAATATTAGAAATTGGAATCCATAGAGGAGGAAGTTTAGCTCTTTGGCATCATTATTTTGATGATGCTGACATTTATGGAATTGATTCTCAAGATTTTGGAGCGTTTCATAATTGTCAACCATATCCTAGAGTTAAAGTAATTTATACTGACGGATATCGTAAAGATTTTGCGAATGTTTTACCGAATTTTGATATTGTTATCGATGATGGTCCACACACCAAGGAAAGCCATTTACAATCTTTAAAACTTTACTTATCAAAAATAAAAGAGGGTGGTGTTTTTATTATTGAAGATATTGCTCAAATGGAATGGACAGAAGAATATAAAGCACTTGTTCCTCCATGGATGACATATGAAATATTTGATATTAGAGAACCTTCTGGTATTTCTGATAGTATTATTTTCTGCGTAAGGCACTAATGTCTGATATATCCTTCATACATTTAGCCAGTGCAGGCAAAAAATTATCTTCTTCTCATATTGTCAAACAAATAAGAAGTTTGTATCCTGATGCTTATTACCTTTTGGCTTCTGATGGTGCCGATGATTTGCAATCAATTGCCAAAGATAACAATACCGATTACAGATATTATACGGAAAAATTAGGATATCCAGGTTACGATGGCCAAAAGTTGGTTACTTGGTTACAAAGATTTAGAGAGGCTTGCCTTCAAGCTAATACCTCACATATAATGATGGTTGAAGATGATGTATGGGTAAAGAAACAACTTACAGTACATGATGATTGGGAAATGGCTTGTCACTATCAAGGACACGGTAATATCATGCATAATGGTTTGATGGACATGGTAGAACGATTCTCCGGTAAAAGATCAAACACCAATCAATATGGTGGTGGAGGAGGTTCAATATATAAAGTATCTACATTCTTAGACAATTTTGAAACGGTATCAAATTGGTTTCTTAATAATACTGATTGTGTTAGAAGTTTTTATCCTGAATTGGGTTTTATGGATTGTTATATGCCAATCTACTATATGTTATGTGGAAAAGATTATACGATTAATCCATATATGATAGATACTCATCACCATAAAAATGATGGATTTGATTGGGATGGATTTGTAGAATCTACAGAAAAAGAAATTGAAATTGTAAATAATTATAAAAAATATTATTGGGTATAATATGAGTGACATTACTATTGTAACTGCTTTTTTTGATATTGGTCGTGGAGATTGGACTCCAGATAAAGGCCTTCCACATTACTTACACAGAACAACAGACACATACATGAAAAGATTTGGCCACATGGCCAAATTGGAAAATGATATGATTGTTTATACATCTCCTGAGTTTGTTGATAAGATTACAGAACTGCGAGAAGGTCGGCCAACCAGTATTTTGACTGTTGATTTCAAAAATAATTTTGAAGTGATGCGTGAAAAAATAACAAAAATACAAAAGGATCCAAATTATCAAGCAAAAATAAATCCCACCGAATCTCGTAATCCTGAATATTGGTCTGCTGATTATGTTGTTGTAAATGCTTTGAAATCTTCATTTGTAAATCGTGCTAGAGAAACAATCACAACAGATTTGGTTGCCTGGATGGATTTTGGTTATTGTAGAGAAGAATCTACAAGAAACAATGTAACACATTGGAAATATCCTTTTGACAAAGAAAAAATTCATTTGTTCAACATTAAAGATTGGAAAGAAGGTACCTTCATCGAGAATGTCATTTTTAATAATGATGTCCATATGACAGGCCCTTGTATTGTTGCTGGTAAAGATATGTGGTTACAATTAGAACAATTGGTTCATCATAGTTTAAACCAATTATTTAATGCAAATTTGGTTGATGATGACCAAACATTATTGTTGATGTCTTATCTTTTTAAGCCAGAATTGTTTGAATTACATCCAGTTTCAAAAGAGGACTGGTTTATTATTTTTAAGGATTATAATGCAGATATTCTTTAGGGATCCACCAAATCTAGGTGATTTTTTAAATGTAATACCAGTACTATCTGGAATTTATAAATCAACTGGTGAACAAATTGAATTCGTTCTTCGTCAAGATATGAAAAAATTTAATGGTATTAGAGAATTTTTAGAATATCAAGATATGTTTAGTGAAGTTCTTTTTGATGATGAAATACTTTCTTTTGGTGATCCTCCTGTTATGATGAGCTCATGGACTAGAGAAGATAAAAAGAATCCATTGAGACCAATTGAAACTTGTCGTTATGAAAATAACACCAATGATTATTATCCACATTTAAAATTTGAAGTGGACGATTCGTTCATATTAAAAGTTCCCGAATTAAATTTACCAATTGCCGATACATTCTACATTGGAGATAGATGGTTCCGTGATGATATGGATATGAGAAGAAAGAGTGGCATCTTATCACATCTTGACAAAGGTGTGTTTTTAGATTATAATAGACCAATAATGGAAAATGCCTATTTAATTAAGAACAGCAAATTTCCATTTGTTTCCACCTTTACTGGAGTTTCTAATATTGCTGATTTACTGAATGTGAAACATTTAGTAATTTATGATGATGAAATTAAAATTTGGAATGATAAACCAATTCAATATTCATTTGAAAAACATTATTATGGCGACCGCAACGGTAAACTTTTATACTTGAATGACCTTAATACAGACAACCTTGATGAACATTTTAAACTATAAAAATAAAACTTATCCACAATTTCAAGCTGAAGGTAACGCATCACAGTTTGCTATTCCATTTGCAAAACATTTCTGTAAAGGATTTGGATATGACATTGGCTGCAATCGTTTAGAATGGGCTTTTCCTGGTGCTCAACCAATCGATCTTTTATTTGATGATCAGTGGGAAGCATATAATCTTCCTGATGAAAAAATAGATTACATATATTCAAGTCATTGTTTAGAACATCTTCCTGATTGGGTAAAAGCACTTGATTACTGGACAGATAAAATTAAAACCGGCGGAGTTTTGTTTTTATATCTGCCACATTATAACCAAGAATATTGGCGCCCCTGGAACAACCGTAAACATAACCACATCTTTACATCTGAAATTATTAAAGATTACATGACTGAACGAGGTTACATTAATATTTTTTATTCTGACCGTGATTTAAACGATTCATTTATAATTGTAGGTGAGAAAGTATGATTGTAAATGTTTCTCGTGAAACTTTTGGTGGTGCTATTCGTAACGGCGATTTAATTGCTGTTGCAAATATTGTTGAACATCTTAGAAAAAATATTCCTGGTTTAAAATTTTATCTGACACCAGGAACTTTATTTGAAGCAGATTATGTGCATAAGATGCATCAGTTTTTTTTAGACCATACAGATTACTTTTCATTAGGTACCGGTACAGCTGACTTGCCGTGGAAAAGAGTTAATATTTGGGACTTCCGTGATGTTGCCGGTGATGTTGTAAAGATTCCTAATAATCAACAAAAACAAAAAAAGATTGTTGTGTGTCCTGTATTTGATGCTAAGTATAATACTTATCGTAATTGGCCAATGGATGTTTTTGAAAAAATTCTAAATGAGTGTGATCAAGCACAAGGTTACGAAAAAGTAATATTACAATCCGATAATACTCGTTACAGAGATGGTTGGATTCATAGCTCAGACTTTAATGATAACTTAATGCATATTATGCAAGCAGAAATTTATGTTGGTGGTGATACGGGTCTTTCTCATTTTGCTGGTGCATTAGAACATGGTCCTCAACCAGTTTATTACACCTCTAGCCGAGGATTACTACATACTACTCCATTTTATTGGTATACACACAAAAAAGGCACAATGAAAACCTATTGGTTGGATTTTGAAAGGACAGAATGGCAATGAAAAAGATTTTTATAACGGGTGTAGCAGGTTTTTTAGGCAGTCATTTAGCAGATGCATTTCTAGCCAAAGGATACCAAGTTGCAGGAATCGATAATCTTTTGGGTGGATATCGTGATAATGTACCCGAAAGTGTTGAGTTTCATAATTTTGATTTGCTTGAATTCGATAAACTTAAAAGTATAATGGCCGGTTGTGATGTCGTTTATCATACTGCTTGTACTGCTTATGAAGGACTTTCTGTATTTTCTCCATCTTTAATTGTTCAAAATACTACACAGATTGCTGTTAATGCGATGACTGCTGCTATTCAAGCTAGTGTTCCTAAGTTTGTACATTGTTCATCTATGGCCAGATATGGTACTCAAGATAGAGTTCCTTTCACCGAAGATATGACTTGTAAACCACAAGACCCATACGGTATTGCCAAATATGGTACAGAATTACTATTACAAAATCTTGCCGAGATTCATGGTATCGAATTGGTCATTGCTATTCCACATAATATTATTGGTCCTCGCCAGAAATATGACGATCCTTTTAGAAATGTGGCAAGTATTATGATTAATTTGATGTTACAAGGACGCCAACCCATCATCTATGCCGATGGTTCACAAACCAGATGTTTTTCCGATATATCGGATGATGTTGATTGCCTTGTCGAATTCGCTGAGAATCCTAAAGCGGTTGGAGAAATATTCAATATTGGACCTGATGAAAATCCGGTAACCATTTTAGAATTGGCTCAAGGTGTTGCCAAGCTGTTGAATTTTGAACTGAATCCGGTATTCATGCCAGGTCGACCACAAGAAGTAAAACACGCCAATTGTTCAGCCGATAAAATCAGATATTTCTTTGGTTATAAAACAAAAATTACATTGGAACAATCACTACAAAAACAAATTGATTATATAAAATCAAGAGGAACAAGACCTTTTGAGTATCATCTACCACTGGAAATTATCTCCGACAAAACTCCTAAAACTTGGACACAGAAATTATTTTAAATCCAACAATCCGACAGCGTATATATCGAATCGAACATCCTTAAAGTTTGACCACCAGGATTTAAATGTTGTATAAATAAGCAACTGGCAATCAAAGTGTATTGCAAATCGGAAGGAAATTCAATGAAATCATTTGTAAGTTTTTTAAGAGAAGAAACTGAAGAAGCTTCAAGTCTGAAGCATATACATCATGCTGAGGATCGTCCATTAATGCATGGCCATCAGGGTTTTGAACACGCTTTTGGTGCTTTAAATCAAGCTCATGCACACATTACATCTGGACACCAAAACAGTAATCTAACAATGAAATACGATGGTTCTCCATCGATTGTATTTGGCCATCATCCTAAGAATGGTAAATTCTTTGTGGCAACTAAATCTGCCTTCAATAAGAATCCTAAGATTAATCACACAGAAAAAGATATCGAAAGAAATCATGGCCATGCGCCGGGTTTAGTAAAAACACTTAAACACGCTTTAAAACATCTACCAAAAGTAACACCTAAAACTGGTGTATACCAAGGCGATTTAATGCATCATGCTGATACTAAAACTCTCCATGAGAGTTATATTGTAGAAGCCAAAGATTCTAAAGTATCATTTACACCCAATACAATCACTTATACTCCCAAAGAAAAGAGTGAGGCCGATAAAATTAAAAAGTCTAAAGTCGGTGTGGTTGTGCATCAGCAATACCATGGATCCGATATTAGTAATATGTCCGTTTCTCCTCATCCTGATATGAGTAAGTTTAGAGAACATCCGGATGTGCATCTACATGGTGCTGAACATGACACAAGTAAAGTAAAACATTCTGCTGAGAATGAAAAAACATTCCAGAAACATATGGCTGCAGCTAAAGAAATTCATGATACACATGGCCATAAGATGTATGATGCTATTCATCCAAAGCATTCCGGAGAATCTGGCCACTTATCAACCTACATAAATCATACAGTAAGAACGGATCAAGTTCCAAGTGTTGCAGGATTTAAATCTCATGTTTCTGCTATTTACGAAAAGAAAGCGGCTAAAGTATCTACTGATAAAGCAAAAGCTGCACATACAGGTGAAGGTGATAAACAGGTCGCTCATATTGAAAAGCATAAAGAACATTATGGTAATTTATTCTCAATGCATCATCATTTACAACAAGCTAAAAATGCTCTAGTTAATTCATTAGAAACTCATGAAGGTAGATATCACCACCACATTGATGGTAAGAAATCCAAACCTGAAGGTTTTGTAGTAAACCATAAACCAGAAGGTGGTAAAGAAGAACCTACTAAATTGGTTAATCGTGCTGAGTTTGCTAAACAAAATTTATTAAAAGTTAGAAAATGAAATGAAATCATTTTTAGAACTAGTTCAAGAAGCTGAATCATCACAGAAACATCATGTGATGACCTTTGGTCGCATGAATCCTCCAACCACAGGACATTTAAAGCTAATTAACAAAGTTAAAGAAGTTGCGGATAAAAATAATGCAAGTCATACTGTTGTAGTATCTCATTCACAAGATTCTAAAAAGAATCCATTGTCCAGTGAACAAAAAGTTAAACATTTAAAGAGATATTCACCAGATACTAATTTTAAATCATCTTCAAAAGAACATCCTTCTATCTTTCATCATGCAGCTGAAGCTCATCGAAATGGTGTAACTCACCTTCATGTGGTTGTTGGTTCAGACCGTGTAAGGGAGTTTAGAGATTCATTAAACAAATATAATGGTGTAAAAGGTAAACACGGATACTATAATTTTCAAAAAATTACTGTCCATTCTGCTGGTCACCGTGATCCAGATGCTGAAGGTTCCACCGGAATGTCAGGTACCAAAATGAGAGAACATGCCAAAAATAAAAACTTTGGAGAATTTAGAAAAGGTGTTCCTGATCATGTGTCAGATAAACACGCAAAAGAACTCATGCACGACACTCGTAAGGGTATGGGGTTGCATGAAGCACACGATCACGGCCAATTTAAAGCCATTTTTGTAACTGGTGGTCCAGGTTCTGGTAAAGATATTGTGATCCGTGAAGCTATTGCAGAGTCCAAAATCGTAGAGTTGAATTTTGTTCAAGCTAGAGATTACTTGAGTGATAAACAAAAACTATCAGAAAAAACAAGTGATTTCCGTAGAGAAGCTATTCGTAAAAGGGGTCCATTAATTATTAACGGACCAGCTGATGACGTTGAAAAGATGTCATATATAAAAGAGGAATTGGAAGAATTGGGGTATGACACAATGATGATTTTTGTCAATACCACAAATGAAGTTAGTAAGGAGAGAAACTCAGCATTGTCCAGAATGATGGTGGAATCTGTACGGTATGACAAATGGATGAAATGTCAAGAAAATACTAAATATTTCAAAGAATCGTTTGTTGATTTTATTGGTTTTGATAATACCGGTGATATAGATACCAAAGAAGAGGATATTACAGAGGTATATCAATTTACTAAACAATTCTTGGATGCTGGCAATATTAGTGATATCGCTAGTGATTGGAAAAATAGAAATATTTCATTATTTAAGGAAGAAAAAAATGTTAAAAGCACTAATCGATTTTATAAAATTAAAACCACGCCAGAACTCCGAGCAAGTGGACTCGACAGTATCCCAGCCGACAATCGAGCCAGCGACCCCAACGCAGACGACATCAAGTGGAACGCAAACAGAAGAGGTGGCAGCTACAACTTCCGTACCTACACCGAAGCCCAAAAGCCCATCCTCAAAATCTCGCCAGTCCCCAAAGAAAGTAACTTCTCCAAGGACAAAGAAAAAGTAAGCAAAAAACGGTTTACCGACATACAGTCGGTAAGCCAAAGAATTAGAAATGTGACCGGAATAGGTCCAGAATACGATACACGTCAGCAGGGAACAGTATATCCCATGTCCGGTCTTGGCGATGTAACATACAGAGAACAGAAACAATTTAGTAAGTTTAGAAAAGTATTAGAAGCAATAGATGACCCAGGTGCCAACGATATGGGTGTTGGTGGTACACTTGGTGGTGCTTCAAATAAAGAGCCTATGGTTACTCCATCCGATAGCCAATCTCAAACAATTACAATTAAGAAAAAGAAAAACAACGGAGAAAAAAATGTTTACAAAAAATAATGTAAGCCAATCTTTAGTGGATGCAGTTAAAAATATTATTGATGAAGCTGGTCCAATTAAAGAACCTACTGCCACAGGTGTGAAAGTGTATGGCCGTAGTTATGGCAATTCTGCAAAAGCTAAACAAGACCAAACAAAATCTTCCGTTGATGATCTCAAAGGTCCTAAAGCAAAAGAGTTGTTGCAGAAAGACAAAGAAGATCACATGAAAACAAAAGGTAGGTATGACGAAGAATTAAAAGGTGATCAACACAAAATTGATGCCAATAAAAATAAAAAGATTGATGCACACGATTTCGCTATTCTCCGTGGCAAAAAGAAAGTCGCTGAAGAACTCAAAGGTGACCAACACAAGATTGATGCAAATAAAAATAATAAAGTTGACGCACATGATTTTGCTATTCTCCGTGCCAAAAAGAAAGTCAAAGAAGGTCGTGAATTTACCGAAAAACTTTTAGAAATGGTTCGTAAATCTGATGTGCCTGCTTATCTCCGTAAAGCAAAAGGTGACACACCATTAACTATGGCTGATGTTAAGGGTCCTAAGAAAGATACTATCTCTGATCCTAAGAACCTTGCTAAAGCTCGCAACGAGGAAGTTGAGCAGATTGAAGAAACAAAAGGTGCTCAAGCAATGAAAGCATCTGGTGTCAAACAATCTCCAGATAAATTACTTGCTCGTACAGGTATGAACATAGCACATAAGTTTCCTAGAAAGGGCCAGACTGATCTAGGTAATATTCCTGGAATGAACACGCCTGGTGTTAGTAAAGACACGGCTGATTATGCCGAAAAACGCCGTGGAGATAGAGAAAAACAACTTAAGCCTGCCATCAAAGCTGCTCTAGGTACACATGGCCCTAAAGATAAATTACCTGAAGAAGTTGAACATATTGAAGAAAAAAATGTGCCAACAAGTCCAGAAAAATGGGCTCAAGCAAAGGCACAAGCTAAGGCTAAATTTGATGTATATCCTTCCGCATATGCAAACGGTTGGGCTTCAAAAAAATACAAAGCAATGGGTGGTGGTTGGAAAACTGCAAATGAAGAAGTTGACCAAATTGAAGAAAAGAAAATGACTGATGCCGACATGAAAGAAAGAGAACGTATTGTCAAAGGCATGAAAAAAGGTTTATCAGGTTTTAAAGCACGTTACGGTGCTCGTGCAAAAGATGTGATGTATGCAACCGCTACAAAACAAGCAATGAAAGAAGCTGCTGAAGATTCTTCTGTCATAACAACCGACACACTAATTGGTCGTATGCCTGGTGGCAAATCAAATGATTTTAAATCCTATAAACTGAGAATTCGTCCTTTGGATAAAGAAGGTGAAAAAGAGCCGGAAGATGCTACACCTATAGCAATACAACCAGATGATACACCAGCAAGAAAATCACATGAAACCAAGCAATCACTTAAACTTAAAGAAGGCAAACGTCCAGAAACGGATGATGCACCTCCATTTGAGGGACCTTACATAAAGATTCCAAGTAATGTCAAGGATAAATCTGGTGCAGTTCATACACCAATGTCCAGAGCAAGAAATTTGGCTCAAGCTGCAATGAAAAAACTTAAAACGGAAATGATGGGCAAACTAGGAACATCCGAGAGCAAAAAATGATAGAAAATAATAAAATTAACGAAGCCAGTGAACAACAGCTTCTAAATGTATATTTAAATTCTAGAGGAATTAATCCTAAATTTGTTACAACTGATACAAAAATTTCTCATGCAAAATCTGCTGAATTTGCAAAATGGAAAGTAGACCACCAAAATGATAGGCGGTTTGTTGAAGAAAAAAATAAAGTTGAAGAAGATCATGTGGCTATTGCCATGGGTAAAGAATTAGATGATGAGGGTAGTATGATCTTAAATCAACTCGATCAGGTTAATCGTAGTGTTGATATGTTAAAAACAGCAATCAAAAAATCAGATATGCAGGTGCCTGCTTGGGTTCAATCTAAAGTAACTCTTGCAACGGATTACATTGATACCGTTGCAAATTATATGGCAAGCAATAATGAAGAATCTGTAAAAGAAGCGTGGGACAATAGTGCAACTAAAATTAAAAAAAGTTTACGTGGTGGCACCTATAAATCTAAACCAACCGCATTGGATAAGTTTCGTGCAGCTGCAGCAGAACGTGCAAAAAAACATGATGCAGCAGAAAAAGAAATGAAAGCTCGCCATGATGCTGGTAAAGAAGATATGAAAGGTTCTATTGATCGTTTAGAAAAACAATTGAATAAAGAAGAAACTGAAAATGTGTCAGAAGTTTTTTCTACAGGAGTTCAAGGTCATGTATCTCAAGCTACTTTAGATTCAATCAAAAATAAAAGAAATGTTAAAGTAAATTTGGGCACACCAAGTTATAGTCCTAAACCAAAAACTCTGGCCAAGAAACCATCTAAAAAGGCTTCATTTATATCCAAATTGCTTAATAAAGAAGATACTTGGCAAGATTCATATGCTGCCACACAAACAACTGGTATGGAAATTGTTGATTTGCCAGCCGATGAGAAATACAATAAAAGAAAAGAAATGTCTAAATCAGCTCGTATGATTAAGTCATTATATAAAAATAAAGGCGTAAAAGAAGGTGTTGATGGCCAATCTGGTGGTGGTATCATGTATGACAAAGAAAAAACAGATAAACTTGAAACACCCTATGGTAAAAAACCATCGATGGTAAGAGCTGATAAAAAGATGGCCACAAGTGACAAAGAACCACAAGCCGCAGCCGTTTTAACTGGAGGTAAAACTTTAACTGGTCAGGACAGAGATACTCTGGAAATTGATCCTTTGATGAGAAAACCTGGTCCATT